GCTGAGCGTCGAGAACCAACCGTTGAGTTCGGCGTTCCTTGTTCTCCCGGCGTTCCTGTCTGCTTTCCATGTTGAGTGCTAGACGTTGAGCATCAAGAGCCATTCGCTGAGTTCTCAAATCCAGCTTCCGTTGCTCAATCTGAACACGGGCAAGCCCCAACTCATTACGCGGCGCAGATTCCACCACAATGTGTCCTACAGGCGAGATTATGGCAAGCGCAGTCCGATTGGAGCGCGGACGCAAGCATTCCACGCAAGCGCCGTTTCCAACGTACCGCTCAGAGAGATGACCGTATTTGCAAGGCTTTCCGGTTGAGAAATAGAGTTTGCCAGCCTCTATAGCTTCACGTCTGGTCGAAATGTTCACATGGACCCCTTTCCACGAAAGGGAATTATATACTTGACTCCCTAACTGTGAATCAGGCATATTGCCTCCCAATGAACTCCGTATAAGCAGGAGGAATTGCGTTGAAAAGATCGCCAGTGTATCCAATCTTTCGGCTCGCTCCGCCCGATATTGGAAGCCAGTCGATACCCATTGCCTCGCGCAGTTTTTCTGCGCTTCGGCCTTTTCCCTGCCAGGGATTGTAGAGGTCGGCATGGTTACATGGCGGCAACAAAGATTCCAGCGGAAAGGATGCCTCGAAAAACCGATGTTTACGAATCTTCAGCCCGAACATGCTTCCGCAGAGCATCAGATCGTGACGAAGTGGAGCGCCTGCAACATTCTCAATTACGAACGGGATGCCACTGACGAGCAGACGTTGCCGCGTCGGCTCGATAAGGCCAGGATGATCGATCCAATGATTACGTTTGCGGCCCCAATTGGCCGATTTCCGAGTGTACTTCTGGCATGGTGGGCTGGCCCAAATGAAGTCAAAGCCATCCAGAGGATAGGTCAACGCATCATCCTGAACGAACTCGAACGGATAATTGCATTGTTTGTTGATGTCTACGCCGACAATTCTGGCTTTGGGCCACGCTCTATGCAAGCCCATCGCTGCCCCGCCCCCGGCACAGAAGAGATCAAGCACATTCTCAGGAACTTCGGGCAATTTTTGTCCGCTTTCCGCTTCCTTATCGGTGTTCTGGATTGGAATAGATAATAAATACCCCGAATGGCTATTGTCAAGGGGTATCAAGTATTCTTTTTAGAATCAACAATTTATGAGTTTACCAAAAATACCCCTATGCAGCTGTACTGCAGCTGCAGTAAGCATAGAGGGCCAGATGGTGTGAGTGGCCTGAGTGCTTTAAGGTAGATTGTTGATAGATATATAATGCTCTCTATCTTATACCTATCGTTACGTAATTGTGCGTATTGAACGTTCTCACCTTCTAATATTCAGCGTTTTATATGTGTTTAGTTAGGGGTATTGGGGTATAAAGGAGGTATATATAAGAAAATAAGGGAGTTAAAGTAACACACCGAACCTACCCCTAACCTACCCCTAATCAATCAGCTTGCCATCTAGTCTGAGCCGATGCTAAGATTGTGGCTGATATGCGTCATTCTTTGCTCATTCAGAAATTTGCTCATGCTTATATCGCCAATGATTTCAAGGGGATGGAAGCGGCGAAAGAGTGTGGGCAATCGGACGCAAGCGCGAGCAACTTCGCTTTTCGGATGTTATCCAATCCTGAGGTTGTGGATGCCATCAATCGGCGCATGGAAGAGCTTGCTGCGCGCGCCGGATTGACCGTTGAATGGGTGCTAAACCAATGGAAACAAATAGCTGAGGCCGATCCAAATGAGTTGATTTCTGTGCGCGTCGAGTGCTGCCGACATTGCCACGGAATAGGCCATGAATTCCAGTGGACAGAGTTTGAATATGCTCAGGCAGTGCGCGCGGCCGGTGGCCACCGTTGCAATTCTAAATGCGATCCGGGTTGCATGAAGGGGATTCCTCCGCCGAACAACGGTGGATTTGGTTTTGACCCTCATCTCCCGCCGGCTCCAGGCTGCCCGGTGTGCCGTGGCGATGGCACGGAAAAGGTTCTGCTGCAGGATACCAGGCGCGTCAAGGGCGCGGCGCGCCGGCTCTACGCTGGAGTGAAACAAACTCAGCATGGTATTGAAGTGAAGATGAGGGATCAGGATGCGGCGCTGATGAATATCGCCAAATTCCTTCGGATGGTGGTTGAGGGCCGGGAAGTCAGCGGGCCGAATGGAGGGCCGATTGCTGTCACGCCGGTTGACGCACGCGAGCTAACAGACGATCAATTAGCGGCGATCACGGTTCGTGCTGAGCGTGCTCTTGCTGAATTGCCGGTGAGTGTATAGGCTGGTTAAGTATCGATCGCCCCTCACTAGGAACAATCGACGCACACAGATGAGCCCCTTTTGCCGGGGGCTTTTCGTGTATCATGGCTCAATGCGACCAAGCATGGAGCATAAACCGATTTAGAAGAATCGCCGGTCGTTCTCTCCCCCACTCACTCCAATTGAGCAAATCCCCGATAGAGAACACTTGCGCGAACGCTTCCGCGCGGTCATCATCGGCGCTGGTTACTCTGAGAGCGCGGCCGATTTGATCCTTGCTGAATATCTCGAACTGTATCCTAAAGACGTACCGGGCTTCATTGCCATGTTTGAACGATATGAACGCGCGGGGTACGATCCTGAGTAATGGCGCTGATTACATTCACAGAGACAATCGCCGATGGGATGGTTGCGAGCAATGAAATTCAAGCGCGCCGGCGGGCTCGTGTTCAGCTCCACGAATACATCATGTACACGAGTCCCCGGTATAAAGATTCGGCGTTTAGCGAAGTGGTTTGCGCGGCGTTGGATAAGTTCATTCGTGGCATGAAGGCTGGCAAACGGCCAATCCTCATTCTCCAAGCGCCACCACAACACGGCAAATCCGAAATAATTTCGCGCAAGCTCCCTGCATTCATTATGGGGATCGAACCATCATGGCGCATCGCCGGAGCTAGTTATTCAACGGAACTCGCAAACAGCATGGCTCAAGACGTGCGCCGCAACATCGCGAGCGCCGATCATAAAAAGTTATTCCCTGTCACTGATGAAAAACGTAAGTATGACGTAAACCGCATGGGAGAGTTCACCGCACCAGGCGGAGCCGGCGGCTATGTGGCTGTAGGCATCGGCTCAGGGTTGACGGGGCGGCCGGTCGATATTGGCATTATCGACGATCCGATCAAAGACCAACAGGAAGCGCTAAGTGATGTCACCAAAGAATCACATTGGAATTGGTATCAATCCGTTTTCACAACTCGACTGAGCGAGAATAGCGGGCAAATCATCATGGCTACGTCATGGGCTGAAGATGATCTTCCCGCGCGCATTGCGAGCGAATACCAAGGAAACGGTCGGTTGACTCATTTCCGCTTTCCGGGGATCAATCTTCCTGACAAGCTCGGATATAATGCATCGATGCCTGAAGGCGCGCTTGTGCCTGGGCTGCATTCGATTGAAAAGCTCAACGAGCAACGTGAGCTTATGTCCGATTACTGGTGGAGCGCGCTCTATTGCCAGCGGCCGAAATCGTTGGGTGGTAACGTGTTCAAGCTCACGAATGAAGTGGGCTCATCGTGCGTTCAGTTCTATCTCACCAAAGAGCTTCCCGATAAGTTCGACAAGATTATCGATTCGTGGGATTGCACGTTTAAAGACACTGACGGAACCGATTTTGTTGTTGGGCAAAAGTGGGGCAAGCGCGGCGCGAAGGCTTACTTACTTCACCAAATCAGGGGAAGATTTAGCTTTACCAGAACCGCGAAGTATGTCGAAGAGTTGAGGGATTGGCATGGCTATACATCGCGCGAAATTCTCATCGAAGATAAAGCCAACGGGCCGGCCGTTATTGATTTCCTGAAGCAAACCGTATTCGGAATGATGCCGATAGAGCCTGATGGTTCAAAGCTCGCTCGCGCGCACGCGGTCACAAGTGTTTGGGAAGCGTGCAACGTGTTTCTCCCTCATCCCGATATCGCCGCGTGGGTTGGGGATATCAAGGGCCAGCATAAGCAAGGTACGTTGCTAAGCGAGCTAACAGGCTTTCCGGCCGCCGCCAATGACGATCAGGTTGATTCGTTCACCCAGGCATTGCGCCGGCTCTATCCGCTCTATGGCGGGCTCAGAGTCAGCACGGAAGCTCTGAAGGTTGCGGCGGGCTCGCGGCGCTGATCTTGCTACACTGATGGTACTTTTGAGGAAACGGAGGATTCGCGGAACAAGCCAGAGCACAGCAAGAGGGATTCCCTGTTATCATCTCAGGGGAATCCCTCAAACTGTCTATGCGCAGCATTCGCTCTCGTGACGAAATCGATTTAGGGCCGCGTCCATTGTGTTATTGCGGCGAACCTTCCCCCTTGCGGCGGCCGTCATCTTTCAGTTTTGCGGCTTTCGATGCCCCACTACCAGGCACGCACGGAACAGCACGGCTTTATTATCGGCTCGGATGGACAGCAGTTGTCTTTTGGAATTCCGATATGTATTTCGCTGAAGACATACTCACGTTTGATGGGATGATTGAATTGATCCGCGAGCGGTTCGGGTTTGAAAAGTTCTATCTTGGCGGGCCAATTGTGAGGGACCATGAACTTGATTAAGTGGTGGAAGAGCCAGAAGCAAGCTCCGCCGGCGGCCGAACCTGAGCCGAAACGGAGTACAGGGCTTATCAAGGCGCTCGCGATGCTTCAGCAAGACAGCAAGCCAGCAAAGACATACAACTATCCCATCAAAGCGCCGGAGCTTCCCAAGGGTGTTATTCCTGACGGGGTAACCGCTCTCGTTGCGAAAGATTCCAGCTTCAGCGCTGGTGCTTACGAATTCGCTCAATTGGGCATTCTGAACGGTTCGGCCGGCTTTGTGGGCTTTCCAGGCTATCCCTATCTTTCGATGCTCAGCGCACGAGCTGAATACCGCATGTTTGCTCAGGCTATCTCCAGTAGTCTTACGCGCGAATGGCTGGTGCTCAATTCCACCGATACGGCCGGCGATGAAACGAAAGCCAAGATCACTGAGCTAACGCAACTCATCAGCGATGTGAAGTTGAGAGAAACAATCGCGCTGATGGCGGAGCATGACAGCTTTTTCGGCAAGGCTCAAATGTATCTCAACATCGACGGGCAAGATAGGGAAGTTCCGCTCGTGATTAACGAGAAAACTATTCCCCGATGGGACGGCAAGAAAGGGAAGATGCCGTTCAGCATCAAGGCCGTTGAACCGATGTGGACAACTCCATCGGCATACAACGCGATTGATCCCACGCGAGATGATTTCTACGTTCCTACAGGCTGGTTTGTGCTCGGGAAGATCACGCACGCGACGCGGCTCTTGACGATCATCACACGGCCGGTTGCTGACATTCTGAAGCCCGCGTTCAACTTTGGGGGAATGGCGGAGTCGCAGCTCGCGGAGCCCTACGTTGATAATTGGCTTCG